GGTCGAGGTAATGGCCGCGATATCCTCAATGTCCCGTTCGACTGTGAGGTTAAAGCGCGTACAGGTCTCGATGTATCAGGGACACTCCGCCAGATCGAAACTAGGACAGCCAAGAGCGGCTTATTGGGGTTCGCTTGCTTTAGGCTTAATGGACAAGGTGAACATGCTGAGGAATATGTTGCCATGCTCCGCCTAGGCGATCTGGTGGAGTTACTGAAGGCCGCCGGATTCGAAGGCCGCAAAGATCTTTACACCGATGTTGATATATCTAAATGCAAGGGTTGCGGCGCTTATGTCTTATCGCGATCTCATTGCTTAAAGTGTGAGGATGACTAATGCCGATTTATGAGTTCGAGTGTGATAACGAAAATTGTGAATGCAACGCCAGAGTAGAAAAGTGGTTAAGCGTTACTGAGCCTCATGATCTTGAGTGTCCCTTCTGCCATAGCAATATGCGTAAAGTATATTCATCGGTCGGGGTTGCCTTCAAAGGTTCGGGTTTTTACAGTACGGATAACAGATGAAGATCGGGTCGCTATGCACCGGCTACGGTGGACTAGATATGGCAGTTGAAGCGTATTTTAAAGCCGAAACCGTTTGGTGCGCCGAATACGATAAACACGCATCTAAATTAATACAAGAGCGTTTCGGGTACTTAAATTATGGCGATATAAGCAAGATTGATTGGTCTAGCGTTGAGCCAATAGACATTCTTACAGCTGGTTATCCATGCCAGCCTTTTAGCGTTGCAGGAAATAGACAAGGAAGTAACGATGCAAGACACTTATGGCCATATATCAAAGAAGCAATTAGCGTACTTACACCAAGATGGGTTGTCTTGGAAAATGTTCGAGGGCATCTCAGCCTCGGATTCAAAGAAGTTCTTAAAGACCTTGCCGAAGTCGGGTACGATGCAAGATGGCAAATTGTTCGAGCTAGTGATGTCGGCGCGCCCCACCAAAGGGCCAGATTATTCATTGTTGCCTACCCCTCTAACGACGGATTCGCATCTGGGAACACCTGCCGATCTAAGGAGACAATCACCATCGCTCAGGGCAATGGACTTACTGCCAACTCCAACGGTGATGCACACCAGGAATCACGACGAGGAACTTCACTATTATTGGGAGAGAGTGGCCAAAAGCAAAACGAAACAAATCGGAATGAGTACAGGTTTAGCCTTGAGATGGATAGACAAGAAGTTCCGGCTACATTGGATCAAGGTAAATTAAATCCAGCTTTCGTTGAATACATGATGGGCTTACCTAAAGGTTGGGTTACAAATGTCGGTCTGTCTCGTACTCAGCAACTTAAAATGTTGGGAAATGGGGTTGTTCCTCAACAAGCCTTCCATGCAATCAAACTATTAATAGAAATGGAAACGCCGATATGAGCAGGACTTTTGCAAATGTCGTAGGTGCGTTCGGTACACTATCGGCTAGAAGCCATCAAGGCTTCAACTCGCGCCTGAAAGGCGTAGCGCGAGGGTTAGCCGTTGTTATTGGGCTATCTCTATCTATTGCAAGCATTGATAGATCAGAGGCTTCAATGGTGCCTTTAAAAGTCTTAGCAAATAAGCAGCTAACAGATAAGCAATATCGATGTCATAACGAGATCGTCTATCGAGAGAGTCGATGGAATCGATTAGCAGTTAATGGATCTCATTATGGTTATTATCAAATGCGTAGTGAATCTATGAAGAACAAGCCATACGATTACCAGTTCTATATCTATTGGTATTATGTTTCAAAGCGTTATGGTCTTGACTATGAAATACCGGACTATTGCAAAGCATTGCATCATCTCAAGACTAAAGGATGGCAATGAGTAAGTTAAGTGATAAGGGTTCTACTGCTGCTTGGCGTAAGTTAAGGCAATCGATCATTCAAAGAGATGGATGTTGCCAGCGCTGTGGAACAGAGGATCGACTAAGCGTTGACCACATAGTGCCACGCAGATTAGGTGGCGATGATAACCCTTCAAATTTAGAAGTATTATGTTCTAGTTGCAATTCATCTAAGGGAGGTAGGTTTTTTGATAGGGCAAAGACACCCCCGACCCTTCCTGTTTCTTTTTACCCCAAAAACGACTCAAACAGCCACTATCGGCTTGAATCGGATGAGAACTAGTCATGACGGCTGAAGAAGGCTCAGAAGGGCTGCAATCGGTTGAGGTAGGGGTAACAGAACCAAGAAAAGGCTCTCAGATCCCTAGAATCCGCTCAAAGCCGCTCGATCTGCCAACCAGGGGCGATGAAATGATCCAGTTCTGCAAAGATATTGGCTTGCCGTTGCTTCCGTGGCAAGAAGGACTAGCTCGAGATTGCCTTCGATATAAAGCCGATGGTCGCTGGGCGCATCCGCTTATTGGAATTATGTTGCCACGCCAACAGGGTAAATCTACATTTATGGCGCTTAGAATTTTATTCGGGATCTATGTTCTGGGCGAGAAGATGCATTTAGCAACCGCTCATAAGTTAACTACATCGAGCGAAATCTTTTTTAAGGTTGGCGAGATCATTGATAATTCCCAAATGCTTATGGATAACTTCGCCAAGAAGTATGAATCCAAAGGATCGCAAGAGATTCGGTTTAAGAATAAAGCCCGGTATCTAATTAGAGCAGGCAATTCAGCGGCTCGCGGTATCGCTGCTCCAGATGTTATTCATATCGATGAACTTCGAGAGTTCGACACAGAAGATGTCTGGAGTTCGATGCGATTTACTCAGATGTCCAATTCGAATCCTCAAGCCTATGTCTATTCGAATGCTGGTCATGCTAATTCGGTTCTGCTGCATAAATTTAGGGAGCGAGGTTTAGCAGCTAGTGAAGGAGCAGATGATTCTATTGGCTGGTTTGAGTGGAGCGCTGAACCAGGAGCGGAGATTACTGATAAGGAAGCCTGGTATCAGAGCAATCCATCGCTAGGACATACAGTCCATGAAGATAACATCAAAGACAGCCTGTCAGACCGAGAGGATATATTCAGAACTGAAATCCTGTGTCAATTTGTTTCGATGATTAACCCAGTTATCTCAGAAGCCGAATGGAAGAAGTGCAAGGCTGATGACCTGCCTCAACTCGATGTTGAGAAAGATACTTGGATGGCGATTGATCTTAGCCCAGACAGAAAACATGCTTCGCTAGTTGCAGGCCAAAGAATCGAAGGCAACCGCTTCATGGTTAGCCTTCTTCACACTTGGTTCAACCCGGTCAACCTTGATGATCTTGAAATGGCTAACGATATTGCTTATTGGGTTCGCAAGTTCCCAGTAAATGCCGTTGCTTACTCAAAATCGACAGCATCAGCCGTTGCGGCTCGATTAGCACCAGCAGGAATCCCTATCCATGAAGTAAATGCCCAGGAGTATCAGCAAAGTTGCGATGAATTCGTCTCGGCGGTTTCATCTATGCGACTTGCTCATGCAGATCAAGAAGAATTAACCAAGCAAGTTCTATCGGCAGTTAAATTAACTCGAGGCGATGGCGGCTGGGTAATGGGTCGCAAACAAAGCGGCATAGTCTGCGGAGCAGTTGCTTCAGCAATGGTTACTCACTTCGCAACACGCGGAGAATCTGAAGTGGACATTCAGGTAGGTTAATGTCTAGGCAATAGCGTATAATATGTCCAATGGGAATCAGGGACTTATTTACAACGCCAAAGCCAACAACCGAAATCACAGTTGATGCGGCTTCGGCTCCTGCACCGTTTAACAACACAGCATCTTTTAGCCCTTTCATATTTACTCAATCAGTAGCAACTCGCCAGACAGCGATGGCCGTACCAACAATCGCACGCGCCAGAGGAATTATCTGTTCTACACTCGCCGGGTTGCCTCTCGAGCAGTATTCGAAGCTCGATGGATCTCATGTTCCAACTCCAGCAGTAATTAATCAACCAGATCCACGCGTTCCTGGTTCTGCTATTTACGCATGGCTTGCGGAAGATCTCTGGCTAAGTGGTGTCGGGTACGGACAGGTTTTGGAGCAATATGGGGACACAGGAAGAGTTCGCGCATGGACTCGCGTTGCTCCAGATCGCGTAACAGTAAAACTTAATGCAAATGAAACCGAAATCGTTGGCTACCAAGTTGATGGTTCAGTAGTTCCAAATCAAGGCGTTGGTTCGCTTGTAGTATTTTACGGATTAGATGAAGGATTACTTAATCGAGCAGGCCGCACAATTCGCGCCGCTCATGCTCTTGAACAAGCCGCCGAAACTTTTGCTAAAGAGCCAGTTCCACTTCAGGTTCTAAAATCCAACGGTACAAATCTTCCAGCAGAACGCATCTCTAAACTTCTTGAGTCATGGAGAACCGCTCGACTTACTAAATCAACCGCTTTCCTAAATGCGGATGTTGAATTGCAAGCGCTGGGCATTGATCCTGCCAAGTTACAACTAAATGAGGCTCGCCAATATGTCGCGCTGGAATTGGCTCGCGCTTGCAACCTTCCTGCTTACTTCGTTAGCGCTGAAGCCACTTCAATGACTTATAGCAACGCTATTTCAGAGCGCCGTTCGCTTATCGACTTCTCAATGAAGCCAATTCTTACTGCAATAGAACAACGTTTATCGATGCCGGACTTTATCTCTTCAACTAATGAGATTCGCTTTAGCCTTGATGAATTTTTGCGTTCAGATGCTCTGCAACGCGCCCAAGTTTATGAAATCTTAAATCGAATTGGCGCGATGAGCGTTGAGCAGATTCGAGAAGAAGAAGATCTAATCGATAACAAGGAGACACGATGAAAATAACGATGCCAGTTGCTATCACAGCAGCAGATGCAGAATCTCGAATCATCGCAGGACGCATCGTTTCATGGAATGCTGAAGGCAACACCTCAGCAGGCCGCACAATGTTTGAGCCAGATTCAATCACAATGTCTAAGAACACTAAGTTGGTTCTTCAGCATGACACAACTCGCCCACTTGGAAAGTTAGTTTCTTACGAGCAGGATGAAGAAGGAATCACAGCAGAATTTAAGATTGCTAAAACAACCGCCGGCA